CTGTTGTAACATCATTGTCTAATGTAAATGATACAGAGCCTGTATTACTGTTTATAGTGATATCTCCTGTTAATGATCCGCTGCTTAGATCACTTACACTTATACCAGAGACTGTATACCCTATCGTTGTTCCGTTAATTACATTTGATGTAGATACTGTAAATGTTACTGTATCTCCTTCGTTGATTGAACTTGCAGAAGATGTTAACGAATCATAACTAGGCCCAGGTGTTTGACTTGTATCATTTACTGTTACACTATCACTTAATCCACCAGTGCTTGTACCTGCACTATCTGTTGCGTCTAGTGTTACAGTAAGTGTTTCACTACCTTCTGTTGTAACATCATTGTCTAATGTAAATGATACAGAACCTGTATTGCTGTTAATTGTAATATTACCAGTCATTGATCCGCTGCTTAGATCACTTGCACTTATACCAGAGACTGTATACCCTATAGTTGTTCCGTTAATTACATTTGATGTAGATACTGTAAATGTTACGCTTCCGCCTTCGTTAACTGAACTGACATTTGCTGTAAATGTTGTATAAGTAGGCACAGGTGTTTGGCTTGTGTCATTCACTGTTACATTGTCACTTAGACCACCAGTACTTGTACCTACACTATCTGTTGCATCTAGTGTTACTGTTAGTGTTTCACTACCTTCTGTAGTAAGATCATTTTCCAGCGTAATTTCTAATGACCCTGTATTGTTGTTAATCGTAATACTGCCTGTTAATAATGCTGCAGTAATATCATTTACATCTACGCCTGAAATTGTGTATCCTATTGTAGTTCCATTTACTATATTTGATGTGTTGACTGTAAAGGTAACAGTTCCTCCTTCATTTACATCACTTAAATTTGCAGTAAATGAATCGTATGACAATACTGGAGCTTGACTTGTATCATTTATAGTTACACTACCTGATTCTGCAACCTGAGTACCACCTACACTGTCATTGTAAATTACAGCATAAAACGTTTCTGCACCTTCAGTAGTCGTGTCTGCAGTAGGAGTAACTGTAAATGATCCTGCATTTGATGTTATTGTAAAATTACCGCTCGAAACTACAAAATCATTAGTTGGTATAACTTGCCAATAAAGAGTTGTTGAATCTGCAATACTAGTAGTTGTTACATTAAATGTTAAACTACTACCTTCATCTACATTATTTGCAACCGGAACAACTGAATAGGTAGGTCCATCAGGTGTAAATGTAGTATTACCTAATGTAAATTTACTATTTGTAGTTACGTTTAATGGTTGTCGCCCGTATCTAGAATACAACATCCTATTACTTGCTCCCATTAGACTTTCATCTATAAGTTCATAGTCTGTATCTGAACCCGTTGTGTATAGCACACTCTTAGCGTCATTAAAAATTCTATCTTGCATTTCTGCAGGAGTTAGATTAGGGAATACCTGTAGGTGTTGTGCAATTACTCCACATACTTGAGGACTAGCCATTGATGTTCCGCTAATACTTGTTATTACATAATTGTTATCAGTAGGATCTGAAACAGTTGTGTAGTTATCGTTGATGTTAGATGTGCCAGCAAGTATGTTAGAACCAGGTGCCCATATATTAACACTTGGTCCTCTACTAGATGAAAATGCAGTTTTATCTTTGTATGTTGTATCAAATATTTGTGTTGAATCAATGTTACCAACCATAAATGCATTTTGTGAACGTGGGCTTGATCCTTGATGGTAGCTTCTAGTACCTATAGCAGAAAATAACACAGTGTTATTATAATCCGGTCCTCCACTTATGTCTGCTTTGTGCCAATCATTGCCTGCTGCAATGCAAACGTGTATACCGTCTAAGATCATATCTTCAACTTCAGCATCTACTGAAGCAACTCTTGACGGAACTCTAAAATAATCATATGCAGGATTAAAAATACCGTAAACACCTTCAATTGTGTCACTTACACCTGTTGCAGCCATTAGTACTGCTCTGTCTGTATAGTCAACACCCCAAGTCCACGCAGTGCCTCTATATACGCCACTTGTAGGATTGCCTGATGCTGTAGCACCGTATCCCCAGCTCATATTAACTACAGTTGGACGCCCGTTAGTTTTAGCATTGTGCCAAAGACGTATAGCATCAAATGCATCTGCTAAAGGAATGCCTGTTCCACTATCACCTGCACCTTCAAGTCCGCCTAGTTTCTGTGAGTACACATGAGCGCCCTTAGCCCATCCGTATTTTAATCCTGCGGCTGTACTTGCTACGTGTGTTCCGTGTCCGTCGAAGTCTCTGTAGTGGTTAGCACTCTGTGTTCCTGCTAGGCCACTAGCAGTGTACCAATCAATTTGTTGTAAACGACTAACACCGTTATAGTCATTCCATTCAGGATGATTTGCTTCAATGCCACTGTCTTGTATTACTACGTCAACACCTGTGCCGTCAATTGCATACTCGTAATCGCCTGAAATGGTTGTGCCATTATTGTATGTATTTGTTTCTTCTATGCAGCGTCTTAGTCCCCAATTTACATAAGCACTATTCACTCCGCTGCCTCTTTGGAATGTTCCTTGTTGATAAGCATTTAATCCAATACTAATATCATCACGTTGCTCTGGCGGTATCTCTACTGCACGTACTCTAGGGTCTGCACGTAGAGCTTCTGCTTCTTCATCTGTAAGCATAAAGTGTGTTTGTATACGTGAACCAGGACGTGGGTTAGCAACGTCTACTGAGCGATTAGGAATAGGGCCTGCTCCGCTACTAGCAGTAATCTCTTCTTCTAGTTCGGGCAAGTCTTCTCTAGTGTTTGCTATTACTGTGTATTCTTTTTCACTCATAGTTAGAACTCGTATACCAATACTATAACTTCGCCTGTATCTACAGCATCGCCAGTGCTTATCCTAGTAAATGTAATTTCAAATGACCCTGCCGATTTTACCACATTAAATGCTACATCTGGAGATGAAGGCCATTCATTGTGTGTTACACTAACAATGTAATCAGTTGCAGTTGCATATGCATTTGTAAAAGTGAATGTGTATTCTCCTGTAGGACTTCCAATAGTAGTTGTGGTACTGATAGAAATATCATTGCTTCCTGCCCATGATGGACTTGTTCCTAATGTAATCTTACCTCCATAAGATGGAAGAGGTACACCGTTGGCAGTTATTCCATCTGGTGCAGTGAGAATTAAGGTACTTGCACTATCTAATGTAATAGTACCAGTTCCTGATGTTTCAAGTGAGCTGAAGCTTAATGATCCTGATGTTGAAAAGTCATCGTTTATCCATTGTGTACCACTCCATTTTAGGAATTGTCCAGCTTGAACTGTATTGATATTTGTATCAGACAAATCGTTTAATACTGTATCAGTATCTAATATTTGTTTCCAGTTGCCGCTATGAGCAAAATACGCATGTCCTTCAGAATGAGCGTGGGCAAACATACCATGATATGTGCTTGCATCTACTGTAGTCTCTAAGGTGTTAAAATCTGCAAAAACATTGGCATACCATAATTGACCAGTTGTTATTAAATTACCATTGTCGTCAACTGTTATATTAGAGTTTTGCAGTGTATCTCCAGTTGTGCCATCAAACCGTACAATAGCATTATCAGTTGAACTTACTGCTTTTGTAACATCTCCGCTTGCGGTTGCACTTATTACACCATCTACATCTATTGTTATATTTGTTCCTTGCTTTACACCACCTAAAACAGTATTAGTTGCAATAGGTAAAGTATATGCAGTTGCTGCGGAAGTCCAAGTAGTTCCGTCCCATGTCCAAGTTATATCACCTACTGTAAGAGTATCGTTAAGTACTGGTGAATTTGGAAAATTAATTGCCATGTTTATCTATTCCTTTTCTCATAAATCATGAATAATTATCATGATTTCGCCTAAATCTAATGGAGTTTCATTCCAACGTCTAATTATAAATTCAACTCTGTCAACAAATCTTGTTGTGCCAATTTGTACTCCATTTCCTGCTGTCCAGTTAGTACCATCATAAGACGCATTTACAATGTAATCTGTTCTAGCAGAGTAAGGAGATGGAAATGTAAGGGTATATACAACGTCTAAACCTTGAGCTGATCCGTCACCGCCGGACTTTGATACAGTATAACCGGTTGTGCCCATCCATGTTGGATTGTTACCATTCATATTAATACAACCGATTGCAGTTGGTGAACTTTGTGAAGGACTGGAACCACCTTGTGGTGTGGTATCAACCCATTGCAAACTTGTACCGTCATTGTAATAAATTTTTAGTAAGCCGTTGCTTGAATTCCACCAAAGATCCCCATTAGCAGCAGTCACGGGAGCTGTATCAGAAATAGATACCGCAGTAGCTGTTGTCAAATATCCAGCAGTTGAATGATCTCCCCAACTGTAAGCTGTATTCCAATTAGAAATTTCAGTATTTCCAATATTTGCTGCAGGACTTTGGGTAAAAACTGGATCAGTTTCTGTGTAGGCAAATGTAGATGCCACCCAAGCTGTTCCATTCCATCTTAACAATTGGTTAGTTTCAGGATTATCTGTAAAATCAACATCTTGTAATGATCCTAAATTTTGCTCAGATATTGTTGTTAGATAGCCAGCACTTGAATGATTGCCCCAGTTGTATGCGGTGCTCCAATTTGCAATGTTCAAATCAGTTATTCCAGCAGCAGGACTATCAGTAAAAACAGGATCAGTTTCTTCATAAAAAGTTAAATATCCAGCTGCAGCATGATTGCCCCAAGTATACGCTGTGCTCCAATTTGCGCTGTTATTTTCTAATGCTGTTGTCCTAGTATTTAAATCCGTGAAATTCCCATCTAATTCTTCGTGCGTTAGAGCACCATTTTTTGTTAGTCTTAATACTATTGCCATTATTCTACATATCCTAATTCTACATAATCTGGTGTTATGTATGTGTTGGTATCTATTACAATATCTTCTTCTGCATTAATATTTAGTGAGGTAGATAATGGATCTTGTAGATTTCGTAACTCTACAAGATGATTTTTTCTAGTAGTTTTAAATCCTAATTGTGATGTTTTATCTCTACTTAAATTTATAACCTTAACAACTATAGAACTTAAAGAACGTTTATCTAATCCTCCTAAACTGTCTAACAATGTAAATATTTTTACACCTTCGACTTTGGCCTGGGTTAACAAAACTTGCGAAATTGTACGACTTGCAAGAGTACCAAACCCTCTTTTTTCAAAAAAACCTAATACCGCATCATATTCTGACACTGCTATTTCTACAGGTTTGTTAAAATAATTATCAAAATATTGAATAACTTTGGATTCAGATTTTGTTAAAGGTTTTTTTGGCAATGCTGACATTTTTATCCTTTACTTAAAAATTTGCATTAGGCAAACCGCTTACAACATTATCATAGACACTGTCAGATCCGCTAGTAATAATATTTGTAATATCTTCGTTTATTCCAGCTTGCGTTAAGTCACCTATATTTTGTGCAAGATTAACTCCTGCAATAACTGCCGCAATTGGGTTACTGAATCCTTTGCCTGTTGCTCCGTATTCAAATAAATCCGCTGCACCTGACAATACTGCTCCTAGTGAAACTGATCCTCCACCTAATAAAGTTATAGGACTAGGTGTGACATCGTAATGTGCTAAATCTCCAAATCCATTAGGTTCTCCATCTGCACCTGCTTCGGTACCTCCTCTGTCAACCCAAACTGTTTCATATGCAACAGTCATAGTATTTTCATTTGTGCTACTTCCGTCAGCAGAATTTACATCTCCATGTTTCCATTCTGTTACAATAGGATTGACTAGGGTATAGGTAGTATAGGTATGTCTAGTCATTTGACTTATTTGTATGTCTATAAAAAACGGATCTGTAATTTGATTATGTAAACCAAACGTGTATTTATTTCTCTCAGCACCTAGGTAAGTACTGTCTCTTGCCGGCCAACTCTTATCATAAGCTCTACGTAATTGATCAACTCCGTAATTACCATCAGCAAAATAATATCTATAATATGCTTCAAATAATCCTGTTGCAATTCCTAGATTGTCATCATGGAAAGATATGTTAATAGGATTATAGGTTAAACCTGTTTGAATATTTGCTGTTCGATTGTATTTTTTCTTTGTTTCTATCTGTGCAGAAAAACTAGGTAAATCACTTGCTTTAACCAATAGGCCAGCTTCTAACGTGTGTTTTTTCTCACTCCAGGTAGGTAAAGTTTTTTTGATGGCCGGACTAAAAGTGAAAGCTACATGATATAGGAACTTAACTTTTGGGGCTAATCTAAAACTATTTTTTACAAATGTTCTGCTTGCGTGTCGCCAATCGCCTAAATTTCCCTTAGGGTTGAGCACTCCGCTTACAAGATTATCTAAAAATCCGTCAAAAAGTCCCATATTTTGTTCTTTAAAAAAATAAGGAGCGAAACGCTCCTTAAATTAATTAAGCACCGCCGCCTGTTGCAAGAGTACTTACATTTCTTGCAATAGCTGTTCCAATGCCAACTCCTTGTGGAGTTTGAATTGCATTATCATAGCGTATGTTCAAGGTAATTGTTACCGGTGCTGACTCTGCATAGTTTAAACTATTATAATTCGCACTTTCTAAGTAGCAACCAAAAAGTTCAAAAGTTTCTAAAACGGTAGGTACATTTGCTGCGTTACCGCCATCTAAGATTTCTATCACAGTTGTAAATTTGTAATCTAAACCTGATGCTGCACTTGATTGCTCATAAAAATCAAATTGTTTCTGTAATTGTTCACCTACTAAAGTTTGTACTTCATTGTTAACATCTTCACGTAAGTTAATTGTAATAGGTTCCCAAGTATGTTTTCCTGCCAAGTATACCCTAGAGTTATAAACATCTAGGGTAATTTGATCAAAGGATATATTTGGTTTAGTACAATCTATCACTTGTTTTGTTAATTCAGTTGTAGGTGTTTTAACACCAAAATTATTAAACGATACTCTAAATCGATATTGTAATTTTGGCATCAATAGCCCTTGCGATGATGCTGAATCACCGGATGCTAAGGGCACTGTCATTTTAGATAATGTTGCTATAGCCATTTAATTTGCTCCTAATGTATTTATCCTAAATTAAAGCCCGGATATTTCGCCGGTATTCTTGATTCTTAGTGGTATATAGATAAATTCAATTGCTTTTACTGGCTCTATGGCAATATCTACATACAACTCGTTTCTATCAATTCTACTCGGAGTATTATTTGATTCATCGCATACAACTAAGAAATCATATAATGCTCTTAATCCAACAAGTTCAAGCAATAATGTTTCTACTTGTTGTTTTATTTCGTCTCTAGTAATTTTATCATTTGGCTCAAACAAGTAAGGTTTAGCTAAAACTTTCAGTTGGCCTCTTAAGTAAATGATTAATCTAGCAACATTTATCCTATCTAGCGAACTGGCTACAAGTTGTCTTGTTTTCTGTCCAAAACATACTAATCCTGCACCTGTAATAAACGTAATTGGATTAACATTATTTGAATATAATGTATCTCGCATACCTTCATTCATTGCAAGAGTTTTAAACTCGCCTTCAGCTGTAACCGTACCGCTCGATGTTGCGTTAGTAATATTACCTCTCCTTGTACCAGCAGGAGCAAACCATGGATAAGAAACTTGATCACTAAGTGCAATAGTTCTTAACATCATATGACTTGCAGGTACTACTACATTATTACCGAAATTATCACTTGTGAAACCGCTTGGATAATAAACTGCCATGTATGGGTCTGAACTTACTAACCCTACTATATTATCTTCTGCAGCACCATTAACGTTAGTTGCCCATTCATTGAGCACTGTTGCATTTGGTTCTAATCTAAAAGGCGTGTCACCAACGATAAATGCTGATAAATTTCTATCATAATTTAGTGAATTCATTTCACCTATTAATTCTGGATATCCTGGACATGCCATTAAATTAAACAATCGTGATTCGTCATCTCTAATTTCATCATTGCTGTTTACAAGGGCTTGTAATTGTTGGACAACAACTTTACGTTGAGCAATTCTTCCAAAAGATCCACTTCCGTCAATCTGATTACCGGATTCTGTAACCCATCTATCTGGAAAATATGTTGTATCTTCTGTTAGTCCTGTCATTGCTTCGTTGTTATATCTAATATTCTTACCAGATAATTCTAAATAATTTTTATGGTATTTTTTAACATTAAACCCGCTTCGTCTTAGATTGAATAACAACATTCCTTTTGGATATAATGCTGGATCTGGACTGTCTGGATCAACATAATCGCTTACTAATAAATCAGCAATATCGCCTGGTTGATCACTATTCACACCTGATGTGTTGTATCTTGCATCAGCAAATAAAACGCCATCCTCTGTGGTTTGATCGGTTGTATCTAGAATGAACCATCTATTTGCTTTTGGTAGATCTGTTCTATCGTTATTATAGCGATAAATTTGAGGATACTTTTCAATATCTGATGTATCAATCCATAAATCTCCTGTAACCAAAGCTGTATTATCGCTTTGAACTTTTGGCATAGAAGCACTGACAATTGGTCCATTTGGATCGGTTTTTTCGCTATCTACTACGGTGTAGAACGGACTTGCAGTTCCGCTCATGCCACTTGTACCGTCGTATTGATATCCTACAAATTCGCTACCGTTGTGGACAAGTATGTCAACTTCGTCAATTATTGAACTATACCATAATGTACCGTCTGCTGTGTCTGCTACAACTTCTGCATCGCTAGCGGTATAATTTAAAACTTTCCATAAAGTAGCAGTAAAATCTAAAGGATTTGTAGACGAATCTGTCCCTGGAGAATAATATAAATTTGGAGTGCCTGTTGTTTCGTCAACGTAACCACTAAATCCAGCTGCAGTAAGCACACCGTTAGTGTCGATGAATTTTATATCTCCTCCAAGTGTATGTGAAATTACAACTTTATTTTGAGCATTTACAGCGGCACTTAAATTTTTTATACCAGCGTCATTGATCGCATCGGCTAAAATTGTTGCATCAGATGCAGCTCCTGCATAATCTGCAGAAATTGTAACTACATCTGTGTAATCTAATGTACCTGCATCAGACACTTGGACTGTAAATGCTTGGGCATTACCTGAAAGTTGATTTGTAATCCTTACACCAACAATTTGTGTAGGAGCTACATCATCTCTTCTATAAAATTTTACTGTTCCAACAGGACGTGATGCATTTCCTATGTTTGTTTGAGCATACAAATCTCCAGTTAATAAGCCAAGACCTCCCTGTGATCTATCTAATGTGTACAAAGCCTCTAAATTTGAGTCATAAACTGGAATATCTTGTTGTTCCCAAATTTTTGTTCCGTCGTTCCATTTGGAAACCGAAAATGCCATTCCTTTGTTAGGACTAGTTGTTTTTAACCATAAAGATCCTGTAGGTCTTGGATTTGCTGCAGTTGACTTATATTCAGGTACATTTGTATGTGGACCAATTTGTAACATTGGAACATAAAATAATGCATTGCCTGTTCCTACATCAAATGAAATTCCAAGTTCGTCTAGTGGATTAATATCAGCATTTGCATTATTATGAAGCAATAAAGTTTCAATTGCTCCACCTGCGCCATCTGTTCCATCACTGTAAATTTCTAATTTACCATCAACATTTGCAGCAGATACATTTCCATTTGGATGAGCAGTAATAATTGATGCTACTACATCGTCAACTGTATCTCCAGGATTAACTGCAATAACTACTCCATTAATTTCAAAATCTGCTGCAACAGCACCTACATCATTTGAAAATACCGTGTTTACTGCTGTTCCTGCAACAGTAGCCCAGCTTTTCATCCATGCATTACTACCAACTAGTACCCATTCTGTGGTGTTTCGGTAGAAAATTTTGTTTAAGGTAGTTGTTGCTACAACTGCATATGATCCAGATAATCCTACGGATTTTTTAGGAATTTCTCCTGCAAATCCATTAAGGCTAAGTGAACCTGTATTTGTTAAATCTGTTGTATCGGTAATTACAACCGGCACTTGATTTGTAAAATTTTGTCCGCCATTTAGTATACTTGCTCCATTCCATTCTTGTATACCCCATAACGAAATGCTTGTATCTAGCCAATACGTACCGTCGGCTGGATCTGCTCCTGGTGCTGTAGCAGACCCTTCTAATGCGCCTAAATCTACATCGGCTCTTACAATATAGGCTCTGTTTGCTATTCCCAAATATGAATAAGCTGCTTGTAATCCATATTCATTTAATTCACCACCGTGAATAGGATTATTGTTTGTATCAGTTTTAAAAATTGGGTCTCCAAAAGTATCTACAAGATCTCTTTGAGATGTAATCAGGTACGGTGTACCAGCATTTGCTGATAAAGTTCCAGGAGCTGTACCTGTACCGGCTCCGTTTGGTTTATTTGAAGCTGTTGCTACAAAAATACAAGGTAAGGTACCAGGTGTTGCCGGAGTATAAAAACTTTCGTCAACTACTTTAACCTCTACCCCTGGTGATACTAGTGCCATATTACTTTCTCCTATTAAGGCTATAAATATTCTAAAAGTATTTAGCAGAATATTAGGAATTTATTGGTTTCAAAACATAAATAGGAAAGGGGCAAAAAGGTGAGCTAATGAGACCATTATGTATCTGTGGTATACGACCAGCAGCAATTAATTATAGAAAAAACAACAAAACTTATTATAGAAAAAAATGTGAGATTTGTTTAAAAACGGATGAGGTAGCTGTCGGTATTCCGTTATGGCAAATTAATGGATATACAAAAAAAAATTACTGTGAAAAATGTAAATTTTCTAGCCCTTACCAAGAACAATTTAACGTTTATCATATTGATGGTAATTTGCGAAATTGTAAATTTTCTAATTTAAAAACTATCTGTGCAAATTGTCAAAGAATTTTGTCTAAAGAGGGATTAAAGTGGAAACAAGGCGATTTAATACCGGATTTTTAACCTATAATAAATCCATAGCCGGTTCCACCTGCAATTGCTGTAGAAATTTCTTGTTCTAATTTTTCCATTTCTGCCTGCGCTTCGCTTTTTAATGCATCACCATTAAGTTGTCCTCCGCCTTGGGGACCTGCAATTGTAGCAAATTTAGACCTTGCTTCTCCTAGCATCATTTTACAAATAGCTAAAGCATAATCTCTAATCCAACTTTTTCCCATGTAATCACTTAATAATTGATCATCTGGTCTATAGTTATAGCATTCAAGTAATAAAGTTTCTTCTGCTCTAGGACGTTGGAGTATTGTTAAGACATGTCTTGTCCTGTTCCAATTAAATTCTATAAAAGATCCAAACATCCTGCCTACAAGTTCTTGGAATTGACTAAAAAAATCGTAAGTTGCTAATCCACCTAAATTAGAACTTGCAAGTAAATATGTGTTAGTGTATGCTAGGTTAAATGGCTCAAATATACTGCCACCGTCACCGCCACCTGTTCGAGAGCCTATACTACGTCTAAATATTCGGCGCACTTCTAAAATTTCTTTTGGTAAGGTGTAGGTATTCTGATCTACAATTGTTGGCATAAAAAAATAACTTTCTTCTGTGCTATTTTCAGTTCGTTGCCTATATCTTGCTAATGCTTTATCCAAAGCAGTTTCATAATGTACAGGATCAAGTTCTACATCTACCATTCCTCCGCCTAGCATGTTGTGAATGTAATCGTAAACTTCTTGTCTCAATGTAGCTATTTCAGTCATATTTTTATGTCTCCTATAGTATTTATCGACTCGATAAATACTATATGCCTAGAATATCTTTATACAAACCCAGTAAAGGGAACGATTACAATTTTATAGATGCAAGAATATTTGAAATGTTTACTGTTGGCGGAACAGATGTAAATATCCACAAATATTTAGGACCAAAAAATCCAACTGAGGAAGATGCAACTGCAGATATTCCTCGTTATGATGCTATAACTGAAACTAACATACAAGATTTATTATTTTTAGAAAATAGAGATAGGAAATATGATCCGGATATCTATACAATTAGAGGAATTTATAGCGTTCAAGATATTGATTTTAATTTAAGTCAATTTGGATTATTTTTAAACAATGACACTTTGTTTATGACTATTCATATTAATAGTTCAGTAAAAACAATAGGTCGAAAAATAATGAGTGGAGATGTAATTGAATTGCCTCATATGAAAGATGAATATGCGGCAAACGATTTTCATGTTGCACTTAAGAGTTATTATGTTGTAGAAGAAGTTAGTAGAGCAGCAGAAGGATATAGTCCTACATGGTATCCGCATTTGTATAGATTAAAATGTAAACAAATTGTCGATAGTCAAGAATTTAAAGAAATACTTGATTTACCAATGGACGAAGAAGTTCCTGCAGCAGGTAGTCTACGAGACTTATTATCAACATATGAAAAAGACATGCAAGTTAATAATGCAGTAATTGCACAGGCAGAAGCTGATGCAAAGAAAAGTGGTTACGAAACTGGACATTATTTTACATTGCAAACAAATGACGAAGGTAGGGTAGAGTTAGTTACAGCTGATTTAACAGAATTAGATGCAAGTGTTGCAAATGAATTGGCTGATAGAGTTATGCAAACTCCAGAAAGGACAGGCTATACTGGTTATTTACTTGGTGATGGAATAGCCCCTAATGGTGAAATTTTTGGTCATGGTACTCTTTTTCCTGAAGGTAGTGTAACAGGAGATTATTTTTTAAGGACAGATATGGTTCCTAATAGATTATTTAGATACGACGGAAGACGCTGGATTAAAATGGAAGATAATGTTCGTATGACAATGACTCAAACCAATGACAGGAGTACGCAAAAAGGTACGTTTATTAATAATACAAATGTTACAACTGTCGCCGGCGAGTCTGTGCCTGAAAGACAGAGTGTAAGTAAAGCTCTTAAGGCTAAAACCGATAATGTGTAAGGTGAATAATGCAACATTTTTATGATGGTCAAATCAGAAGATACATAACTCAAATTGTTAGGATGTTGAGTAATTTTAGTCATAAAGATATTGAAGGAAATTTAAAGACTATTCCTGTAGTTTACGGAGATCTGGCTAGGCAAGTTGGATCTATCCTTAAAGATAATTCTGAATTAAAAATTATAGGAGCGCCTAAAATTTCAGTTTACATAACTGGTTTAGAATTAGATAGATCTAGATTATCTGATAGTAGCTTTGTAAGTAAAGTTAATATTAGAGAACGAGCATATGATTCTAATAACGAAGAATATTTAAACATGCAAGGAAAAAATTATACAGTTGAAAGATTGATGCCAACTCCATATAATTTATCAATTAATGCAGATATTTGGTCAACAAACACAGACCAAAAATTACAAATCTTGGAGCAAATTCTTATGTTGTTTAATCCAAGTTTAGAAATACAAACAACAGATAATTTTGTAGATTGGACTAGTTTAAGTGTAGTTAATTTAGAAAATATAACTTTTAGTAGTAGGAGTATAGGAACAAGTACAGAAACTGAAATAGATATAGCAACTTTAGGATTTAGTACTCCTATATATATTTCACCTCCTGCTAAAGTTAAAAAACTCGGCATTATCCATACAATTATTACAAGTATTTTTAATGAATCTTACGGTAACGTAGATTTACACCAAACTATGCCAGAATTATTAGCTTACGCAGATAGTAGATATAAATCAGATGCTATTCATAAAACAAGTATTAACGAAGACGGAACAACAGTAGACGAGTTTGGAAATTTAGTTGCAACTAGACCTGATACTGATGCAGTGATTGCCACTACGTACAAGGATTATGATTTGTTTGTAATGAACGATACATTAAAATTAATACCAAATACTGCTTCCGCAAAATCAGTTACATGGAAAGAATATCTAGATGCATATCCTGATATTTTTAATCCTGGCATTTCAGAGATACATTTGTATAGGAATGATTTAGATACAGATATTGTAGGAAGTATTACAATTAGTTCATTAGATGATTTTATTATGAGTGTTAATTGGGATTATGATACTTTACCAAGTGATACTATCATATCAGGTCCTACAGGCGATAAAACAAAAATCGACTACATTATTGATCCTATAAAAACTAATCCAACTAATTTAAAAACTGTTGGACTAAGGTTATTGCTACTAGATACAAATATTGGAAATACTAATAACACAGACGGTGCTGATGCATGGAAAAATGACAACGGAACCGATTTTATAGCAGGAGCAAATGACATTATAGAATGGGACGGAAATACATGGCATGTGGTATTTGATTCAAGTGAACACGGAAATGAAATAGTGTATACTACTAATTTAAACACAAATATACAATACAAATTTATTAACAATGAATGGATCTTATCGTTTGAAGGAGAATATCCACATGGTTCATGGAGGATAAATTTCTAAGATAACTATTTTTATGAAAGAAATAGTTTGCAGTGGGGCGCTAATTTACAGTAAAAAAGAAAAAAGGTTTTTATTTTTACATAGGACAAAAGGCAAAAATAAAAATTTTTGGGGGTTAGTAGGTGGTATTACCGAAAAAGAAGAAACTCCTTGGACTGGCTTGCAAAGAGAAATTGTCGAAGAAATTGGTGCTATTAATATTTGTAAAAGTATACCATTAGAAACTTTTGTAAGTAATGACAATCATTTTCATTTTTATACCTATCTTTGTCTAGTAGAAGAAGAATTTATTCCGCAATTAAACGATGAACATGATGGGTATGCATGGACATCATTATCAAAATGGCCTAGACCGCTACATCCTGGTCTTAGAAATACCTTAAGTGTTAAAATTAATCAAGTAAAATTAGAAACAGTAATTAAATTATTAGATTTATTAGCAAGTACCTAAACCTTTAACTGTGTCATTGACTGGTTGTTTACTATTCCTCTGATAAAAGTATTAAAAGATAAACTAATCCTAGGTAAATCTGATGCATTTACCGTAACTAGATGTTCTAAATTGCTAGGAAAAATTAATATTGTTCCCGGATCAGGGCAAAAAGTCATAGATTTAGCATTAAATAAATTTGGAGTTTCAATTTCATATTCAAGAGTTTGATATTGTCCAGTGATAAAATTTAATAATCCAGTATCTTTATCGGCCTGTAATATAACTATACCTGAATAAACAGAATTAGGATGCCAATGTCTATGGTGCATTTGATCTCTAATAGATTTGTTAAGCCAACTTTCTGTTATATAAATTTCAGTCTGTTTTTTGACACTTAAAACATCATAAAAATAATCTTGTAAAGAAAGCATTACTTGCTCTTTGAGTATTGAAAATTCTGGCATTTCTAACACGTCGGTGCTCGTGCTTATAAAATTGTTATAATTTTCTGCCCATACAATATTATCAAGATTGACACTATCTATATCTATACGTCCTTCGTATAATGGTTGGCTAAAAAGCGGATGAATACCTAATTCATTCATATTGTTTTCCTTTTATTATATATACTTTATATGGAAGAAAAAGTTAAAAAAACTGATTGGGGATACGAATTAATATGGGCATCACATCCTACCTACATGGGAAAAATTTTAGTATTTGAAGGTTTAAATGCTCGTACAGATATGTATCTTCATAAAACAAAAAATAAAAGTTTGTTTGTAAATAGTGGAAAATTTAAAATTAGATGGATTGAAACCAGTAATGGCGAAATTAAAGAAGTAGAATTTCTAGAAGGTAATACTTTTGATGTTCCTGCAATGATGCCAATACAAATTTGCAGTCTAGCATACAATGGATCGATTGCAGAAGTTTCTGATAACAATCAAGACGATATTTGTATAATTTTACAATCAAAAAATATTGGATAAATTATGTTGCCTTCTTTACAAAATTCGTCTAATGTTAAAGATAATTTAGCTAGGTACAGTCATAAAATACAATATATTAAAAATATTAAAGCAAAAAATAAAGCACTTATAGCCTTAGAAAATTTAAAAAATGCTATCGCAGATATTGAACAAGCTCATCGAATTAGAACTTCAGGCGATTTACGTCCAAATTTGTTTGATTACCACAGAGAAAAAATTTTTTTATTTAGGAAAGAAATTGAAAAATTAATTAAAGAAAATACTCAAAAGAAAAAATGATATTTAAATCAAAAAAAAAATGGGTTAGATTTTATTGTTTAGACGAAAATGTTGCAACATTATATCCTTTAATTAAATCAAAAGCAGTAATCAGAAACTGGAATAATTTAGCAAGCACAGAAAGGAATCGTCCTGAACAAGGATCACAGACTGTTTTAAATTGTCCTGCTATTAAATTAGTAAAAGATTTTGGATATGTATTAACTGCTCCTGCAGATTTTGTTATAAATTCTGGAGATGAGTCTGCTTATTTTTCATGGGAAACACCTTTTATGTTTAAAAGGTCAAGTGAACAATATACTTTCGGGGGTACCGATTATTACATCGATTGGCATAGTCATGCTCAGGTTGAACCAATTATTCCAAAGAGCAATACCCAAGTTAATAAACCATATTTACACACTGCAGTAAAAGTAGAAACTCCATGGCGGATAAAGGCAAGCAGTGATATAGTTTTATTACAAATTCCTGTTACATACAATAATGAAGAAAGATTTACTGCTGCTATAGGAATCGTTGATCCAGAATATATGCATGCGGTCACTGTACAGTTGTTTTGGCATGTAACTAACAGCGAAACACTTGTAAGAGCAGGAACTCCACTAGCACAATATGTTCCAATTCATAGGAACTTTTTAGAAAAAAACAGTATAGATTTTATTGTGGATAAAGCTACAGATGTAGAAAAAGAACTAGAAGATGCGTATGCCTTTGCCAATCATAGCAGATTTCCTCGGACTGATACTGCAAACAATAAAATTAAAATTATAAAAAATTTGTTCAACTATTTTAGAAAAAAATATCCTAAACAAAAGATTTAAAAATGAAAATAGAAAATTCGGTTGGTATTTTTGATAACGTTTTAAACACAGACGAATGCAAAAAAATAATTGATCAATACAATTTATTAGCAGGACTTAATTTATCTTTTAATCGTATAGATTTAGGTTCTTTTGATAGTCATAGAATTAAAGATAACGCTGTATTTTTACTAGAAGAAAAATCTATGCGTCTTTTGCCTACAATGGATTTTTTAGAAACTTTTTTGAATAAATTTTGGAATTGTTACAAACAATACACAGATCATTATAGTGTTATAAAAGAAGCAGGTAATCATTATATTAGATCAATGAAATTACAAAAAACTCTACCAGGCGAAGGTTATCATATATGGCATTTTGAAAATGATAGTGCCGAAAAGTGCTCTAGATTGTGTGCGTGGGGATTATATTTAAATACAATAAATGACGGCGGAGAAACAGAATTCCTTTATCAAAGTATGCGGGTTTCTGCGTTAGAAGGAAGGTTAATATTATGGCCTGCAACCTACACGCATACTCACAGAGGAAATCCTCCTTTAAAAGGAGAAAAATATTTACTAACAGGTTGGCTAGAGTACTAATGGAAATTTTAAAACTTTTTCCTATAGATTTTTTTGTTTTTTATAACAAAAATTTTGATAATAAAAAGCTAATTGCAAATTTAGAAACATTAGAAGATATACAAATAAAAAAAACTACTCAAATTAGTTTACTAATTAATTTAAAAAACAATAAAAACTTTCAAGATTTATTTAATTGGTTTAGTGACTGTTTAAAAGAAGTAAAAAAAATTAAGCAATATGATTGTGATCAAATAAAAATAACAAATAGCTGGGTAAATGTTTCATTAGCAGATTACAACATGTATTTAGATACACACAAACACAGTATGAGTTTTTACAGTGGTATATATTACTTAACAGACGGATCTGCTACAACCTTCATTGATCCATTTGAACAAGCTATTGATACACAATTGCAGGTATTAAAATTTAATTATCACCCAGAAGAAAAAATTAGTCCCGAACCAGGAAAATTAATAATTTTTCCTAGTTACATTTATCATAAGAGCGATATACATATCGCAAATACTTCAAGATACATTATAAGTTTTAATACAATGCCAACGGGTAAAATTAACTATAATTTAGCAACAGACTCAAAAATTAATATTAAAATTGAAGATGATTAACGATATAATTATTTTAGGAGGAGGAAATGCAGGATTAATGGCTGCTATATATCTAAAAACTGCTATTCCTTCTTTAAATTTGTCAATAATAAAATCTGATAAAATTGGAACTATAGGTGTTGGCGAAGGTTCTACAGAACATTGGAAATTATTTGCAGATGTAGTTGACATTAGCATGGTAGATCTCGTAAAAGAATGCGGTGCAACGATTAAAATTGGTATTAAATTCGAAAATTGGCACGGTGATAACACAAGTTATTTCCATAGTTTGCCCGAGTTTTTAGTAAATACAGATCCGTATTGCGGTGCACCATATACTTTAATGCGACTTATAGGCAATGGAATTTCCTCAGAAAAATTACATTGGGATTTACCGTTACAAGGTTATGTTCAAGAACCTTTCACTGATTATTATCAATTCCATTTTGACAGTGAAAAATTAAATCTTTTTTTAGAAAATAAAGCAAAAGCATTAAATATTAAATTTGTAATTGCTGATATTGTCGATGTTTCTGTAGATAATGAAGGATTTGTAGAATCTATAATAGATAATAACAACAATAAATATTTTGCTGATTTTTTTATAGATAGTAGCGGGTTTAGGCAGGTTATATCATCTAAGTTAGGGTCCACTTGGACAGACTGGTCAAAATATTTGCCATTAAACTCAGCTGTTGCGTTTCAAACACCCAGTCAAAAAGATATTCCAGTTTTTACTTTAGCAAAAGCCATGGATGCAGGATGGCATTGGCGGAGTCCAGTACAAGATCGATTTGGTAATGGATATGTATTTAGCGATGCTTTTATTAATGAAGAAACTGCAGTCAACGAAATACAAAAATATTTTCCTGATACTATCAACATTGGTAGGAAAATTAATTTTATCTCAGGAAAAATTGACAAAGCATGGACTAAAAATTGTGTATCAATTGGATTAAGCAGTAATTTTGTAGAACCTTTAGAGGCAAGTAGCATCAGTACAACTATACAACAAGTAAGATTATTAGCTGGTTCGTTATGGAATTGGTCTCGGGAAGATGTATCTACCAGTAAAAATTATAATAAGATTTTTGATGATATGTTATATAATATTTTAGATTTTATACAACTGCACTATTTTACAAAACGTGACGATACTGCATTTTGGAAATGGTGTAGTAATGAAATGACTGTAACAGATTTTAATAAAGAAAATTTAGAACTATTTTCAAATAATTTTGTAAATCAAATTTTATTACCTGAGGATTTTACTAACCGTACATATAGGATTTATGATTGCTTAAATTGGATACAGGTAATGCACGGCTTAAGAATGTTTAATCAAACAAATATATTACAACTCTTTAAGACAAGATTTTCGCAATATCAAGAATATGACGAATTGCAAATTTCTTATGTTCCTAACGAATTAACAGAAGAATGGTATTCTAGTAGAGAAGCATTAGAGTACATGAAATCTATTTCAACTAATTATGTATTATGATAGATAAAATCTGTATAGTAGGTGGCGGAACAAGTGGATACATTGCAGCGTTAATGCTTAGATCTGCATATCCTAATTTAGATATACAATTAATTGAAAGTTCTAAAATTGGAATTGTAGGAGTAGGCGAAGGAACTACAGAACATTTTAATAAGTTTATGCAACATTCGGACATTAGTATCTTTGATTTATTTAGAGAAACAGATGCAACTTTTAAAATTGGAATCAAATTTCAAAATTGGTTAGGAAATAATAAACATTATTGGCATAATCTTACTGAATTTTTTGTTACACAATCTGATACTAATGGTCTTTTTACATCATGGTTACAATTAGTGATGGATAATGTAGAGCCAGATAAAACTGTTTGGGATTTAGCTATTAATGGTAAACATATTGCTCCTTTAGATAAAATTATATCACAATTCCATTTTAACACTTTTAAATTGAATTCTTTTTTTAGGAATCTTTCAATAACAAGGAATATCCATATTGTTGACACTGAAATAGTTGATACTATACTAGATGAAAATAATAATATTAACCATATTATCGACAAAGATAACAAAATTTATGCTGCAGATTTTTTTATTGATTGTACAGGTTTTGCAAGGATACTGGCTAGAAAATTAGAAGTTAAATGGCATACTATATTTGATAAACTTCCAATGAATAGTGCCTTGGCATTTCCAACCGATATTACCGAAGTAATACCAAATTATACATTATCGACAGCAATGTCTAGTGGATGGGCATGGAGGATTCCTACACAGGAAAGGTATGGCAATGGATACGTTTTTTGTAACAATTTTATAAATCCTGATAGGGCGTTAGATGAAATAGAAAATTATTATGTAACCAACAATATTACAAAAAAAATTACAGATGCAAGATATTTTAACTTTACAAGTGGGTTTTCTGATAAATTTTGGTATAAAAATTGTGCATTTGTTGGGCTAAGTGGATTGTTTGTAGAACCACTAGAAGCAACTTCTATAGGAGCCGTAATACAACAATGTTTTTTATTAACTAATTCTTTGTATTTTTTCCACAAAAATGATACCAAAGTAAGTAAAATACACAATGACAGGATGAATAAGATTGTTAGTAACATAATTGACTTTATTCAACTTCATTACCTTACAAGTAGAAAAGATTCAAATTTTTGGAAATTTTGCAAAAATGATTTAAAATTAACTGATTTTAATGCAGAGTATCTTGATTATATGTCTTATAATTTTCCTGATAGTCAACTTTTTCAAGATACTATGTTAATGTTTAATTGTTTAAATTTTGGCCAAGTTATGTTAGGTTTGAATTTAATATCAAAAAAAGGACAGGAAAATATTAAACAGCAATTTCAAAAACATTTATATATCAATTCTTTAAAATTAGAAGATATATATAATGACATGTCAAATCCAGATTTGCAAACCTATTCACACAATGAAGCTATTGAATTATTAAAAGAATTAGATAAACATGAATACAAATACAAGTTATGATGTTGTAATATTAGGAGGAGGTATAGCAGGATGGCTAACGTCCTTATTTGTGAAAAGAACTTATCCAAACTTAAAAATTTTAGTTATTGAGAATTCTAAACATTTACCAATTATAGCAGGCGAAAGTGGCGCCACTACGTTTAATGATATTTTAAACTACTTAAATATTGATTTACAAGATTTTCAAAAAAAAACAAATGCTACTCCTAAGCTAGGAGGAAAATTTTACAACTGGAGTAAAAATACCGAGTTTATTCATGCTTTACAAACTGATTATTCACCATGGCTCGATAACTATAAAACATTTAATAATGAGTTTAGTTTTAAAAGTATGAATAATTTTTTACAAAAAGAAAGAGCTGGTTATTTTGTAGAATTGCACTGTATTAAGAATAAAATACCTTTGTCAAAATTATTTTTTGCTGATGCTTTTATAGAGCAAAATAAAGTTCCTAAATCTAATGATAGTCGTTTACAGCCTATGTGGCACTATGAAAGTAGAGCAACTGCTGCTTATCTTAAAGAAATCTCTTTTAATAGAGGAATTATTTATAAAGATGCAATATTTGTAGATGCAGAACGTAACTCTAATAACGGTAATATAAGCTTTTTGCAATTAAAAAATGGCGAAAAAATATACAGTAAATGGTTTTTTGATTGTACTGGCTTTGCACGATTATTATTAGGAAATACGTTAAAAGAACCAATAATTGATAATAGTTATTATTTTCCAGCTCATTCTGTAGTAGCATGGTGGGGAGAAACAGAACCTAATGTTGTCACAAAAGCATATGCAATGGATTATGGGTGGTCTTGGAATGTAAATTTAAAAAATCGTAATGGTAGTGGATATATATATGATAGCAACCATACAACTTTAGATAATGCAATTCAAGAAGCTGAAAAAAAATTTAATAAAAAAATTGATCCTGTAGCTAATTTTACGTATCAACCAGGATTTATGGAAAACTCCTGGAAAAATAATGTTATAGGCATAGGATTAAGCACTGGATTTTTAGAACCTTTAGAGGCAAATGGTATTGCTTTAATCTGTGAGTCTTTATTTGCTTTAGATGATTTATGGAATCCATATGAAATTAATGCTACACTACAGAACAGATATAATGAAAGATTGTATACTATTACAGTTGATATAAGAGATTTTTTATTGTTGCATTATACAGGACAAAAAAATAATACAGATTTTTGGAATATGTATCTTAATGAGATAGATTTAAGCGAATCCTTAAAAAATAAAATCTATTTGTTAACTGAACATGTCGAACATTCCAAAGAAAAACCCTTTTTTAATGGTTACTCGCCGACTGCATGGTTAATGGTAATGCAGGGTATGAATTATTTTGATAAAGAGTACAATATAAACAATTCAGTAATAAATAATTTTTCTAATGTGTTAAATACAATTACAAATATTTATAGTAAAGAAGTTGATAGCCATATTACTATAACAAAATGGCTTAATAATGAAAGGTAAAAAATAATGAATTACTATGTCAAAATAATTAGGGTTCCAGAGCTAGAGAATACAGCTCAAAAAATGAATATTAAAAAAGTTTATGCAAAAGCTAACACAATTGCAGACGCAGAAATTATATTTGAGAAGGCATATCATCCTAAATATACAATAGCAGGTCCAAATAGAATAGATTCTGTTCCTAGTGGAGAATCAATTTTACAATTATAATTTAACTAATTTTGATAAAGTATTTGTTTTAAACATGTTATCTTGCATTTCAGTAGATGCATATTCAAAAGGAAGGCCTAATACAGGTCTAGTATCAAATTTTAGATTACTGTGAGGTCCTTCTGCATCTACATATTGCAAAAAACATTGCGTGTGACTTTGTTCTTGTAAAGGGTCTCTCCAATGCTGGTTTTCGTGACCTTTATAAATTACCCCATCGCCTATATTCAATTTAATTTCATAAATCTTATCAGATTTGTTTCTAATATACAAAGGCCATATATCTGTCTGCTCTAATGCTATGCTGACGGTATATTCAGAGCTTTGTCTATCAAAATGTTTTTGTAAAAAACTATCTTTGTAATATATTCGTGCATATGAATATGTAGGATATAATTTTACTTTTAATTTTTTTTCTATTATTGGTAAAATTTTTACAGACAATGCTTCCATCATTAAAGGAGCGTATCTTGCAAATGTGTTTTCTGTTAAATCGGCAAAGTCTGTATTAGGATAAATTATTTTGCAAACATCTTCCATCATTTTAAATTCTAATGAAATAAAATTTGCTAATTCTGCTGAAATAAGTCTTTTTATAATGATAAAATCTTTTTTCATACCAACGGTATAAATCCTAAATTATAAAATGGTTTTTCATTAAATGTCCTA